CCTACCGGAAGGAAAGAGGAAGGCGAGCGCGAACCGGAGAACCGCTCCGGCGCAAGTTCCAGCAGATCCCATCCGACCTCGCCACCCGCGATCCGCCTCATCATCCGGACGACTACCTCGACGGCTGGGACCTGTCGCCGGGACAACTCAGGATGGTGCGTCTTCTCGTTGATGGGCTCACCAAGACGCAGACCGCCCGATGGCTCGGAGTCAGCCAAGCCGCCGTCACCGACGCCGTGCGGCGAATCAGAGAGAAGAACGAGCACAAGAGGAATCAGCACCTTGACAATGGTGATACACTGGACACATGAGCGACGATCTGATCTCTCGGGAACTGCTGTTTGGAACGGAGTTTTCGCAGGAACGATTCGAGCTGGTCCCAGACGGACCTTGGATCGAATCGCTCAGGCGCAGAACGGGACAGAAGGACCTGTTCGTCTACCGGCATCGGAAGAGCCAGCGGTTCGGGGTGGCCCAGTGGCGGGTCAAGCCGGCCGTGTTCGGGCAGGGGATCGCGGTTGCCGTGGAGATCTGCCTGTTCTCGGCGCCTCCGGACCAGAATCCCAAGGACCTTCCGGACTTCGAGTGGCTGGTCTGGCGCTGCCAGCCGGAACACGTGACGTTCGACGAAGAGCGTCGAAAGAGGATGCAGGCCTTGTCGGAGAAGCACCGGGCGTTGCTTGACCGGAAGACGGCGCTCGACGACATGGACAAGGTGCTGCGGAAGAGGGGGCTGGACGAGGCCGCCGACAATCTGAGTCTTGAAGACGTGCCGGATGAAGGTCCGGAGCTCGACCAGATGCGCGAGCTGCTGAACTGGGCCATGAAGGACAAGATCATTTCCACGGGCTGACCCATGCATTCAACCGGTTCGATCATCAAGACGTACATCGAGAAGGTCCGGCACTACCTGGACGATCCCGACGTCGAGGCGAAGTACGACGACAACTACCTCGTCCGGTTCTTCCTGTCGTCGTCCATGACCGACGTCATCTCGCGCGTGTCGATGATGTCGGACAACCAGATCCTGTGCCGGTTCACCCTGCAGGTGACGGCCGGGACCGAGCGCTACAAGCTGCCCCCGGTCGTGCGCCAGGTGCTTCGCCTCGGACCGCTCGAGGACGAGACCAAGCTCTACACGGAGGACTTCCGTCCCCGCAACGAGCTGAGCCTGTTCGGACCCGGCTGGGCGCTCGAGGGCAACGAGATCGCGTTCCGTCCGGTTCCCTCGGAGAACAAGGAGTACGTGGTCCTGTACGTGCCGTCAGGCGACATCGCCTGTCACTACGGAACGGGAACGCTGAACGCGAACGGCACTTTCACGATGGGTGCCGTGCCGACGATCGGTTCTCTCGACAAGCGTCCGGGCGCGTACATCGGCAGCTACCTGCGGATCCTCGGCGCGAACGTGGTGGACGAGGTCCTGATCTCGGCGCACGACACCGTGACCCGGGTGCTGTCGACCCGTATCGCCGCGACCAACGCGGCCGGCACGTACACCTACGAGATCGTCCCGTTCCTGATGGAGCCGATGGTGGACGCCATCTCGCTGAGCGCCGCGATGCGGGCGGGCGTCGGCCGCAAGGTCACGCAGGCGCAGATGCAGAGCATGGCGTTCGCCTACAAGCAGGCGATCAAGACCGCGTACGACACGATTGGGAACATGAACTCCCGGGCCGGCAAGCGGTTCACCGGCATCATCGACACCTACGGCACCATCTCGACCGCCTTCCCAGGTGGCTCGTCCAGTGGGGGTGGCGGCGGCGGGACCATTCCCACGTGCCTTCCGCCGTGCGAGCCGGCCGAGGACGACGTGTCGGGAACCTGGCCCAACCTGACGGTCGAGGCGCTCCAGGGGAATCCGGTGAGCACGGATGCTCCGGCGGACGGAGAGGTCCTGACGTGGGACTCGACCGCAGGCGCGTGGGTGCCTGAGCCGATTCCGCCTCAGTCGGGCGGAGAGTTCCGCTGGTACGTCTCGCAGTCCCAGGGTCTCGACACCAACGACGGACTGACTCCGGCGACTCCGTTCAAGACGCTGGCCAAGGTGATGACCGTGGCCCAGCCGTACGACGAGATCCTGCTCAAGTGCGGCGACCGCTGGCGCGAGCAGATCAACGCGCCTTCGATGGACAACCTCACGGTCTCGTCCTACGGGGCTGGGGAGAAGCCGATCATCGACGGCTCGGACGTGATCACCCTAGGATCCGGCGGCTGGGCGGAAACCTACGACGTCACTGACGCATACTACTACGTGACCGGCAGCATCTCGGCCGCCGTCTCGGCTTACTCGTACTCCTCTTATCCGGGCAAGATCCACGTCGGCGTCTACGTCGACGGTATTCAGCTGGCCCAGCAAGACGTTTCGCTTCAGCCACCGTTGTCGACGAATCCCGGTTTCTATGTGGCGACGAGCGGAAGCCCCAACTACACCCCCACTGGCAATGTGGACTTCGTGTGGTCCGACACTGTGTCGCTGGTAGGACGGCTGATCGAGATCGCGGTGCGTCCGTATGCGATCCGGCTGCGCGACAACTGCACCGTGAGGGGAATCCGCATGATGCGGAACGCGCACGACGACGGGTCGCTGGTGCTCGGGCTGAACGCGCGGGTCGAGGACTGCGAGTGTAACGACGGATCGAAGCACAACTGCTACGTCGAAAGCGGATACCTCAAGCGCGTCCGCTGCTCGGTGGCCAACAAGCGCGGCGTCACCGGCGAGACCGGCATGGGCGGCGCTACCCTGTTCGTGGCATTCAAGACCGATCCTTCGGCGCTGAAGGTCGTGTACGACGAGTGCTCCGTGTACGGCGCGTTCAGCACGGACGACGGCGTATTCGGCTGGTATTGCCACGGAGCCACCTCGTCCACGCCCTACGGCCAGGTCGTGATCCGCAACTGCACGTGCGAGCGGGTCGACTATTCGATCGGCGGAGACTTCACCAAGCTGCTGGTCTCGGACTCGAAGTTCGTGAACTGCAAGAGCCTCGTGTTCGGAGGCTCCGAGCTTGCAGGGTCGAAGACCGTCATCGTCTCCTCCGTGCTGCACACCGGCGCGGTCACGGGGGACCGGGTCGTTCAGAACAAGACTCGTCTGCTCGTGATGCGGGGGTGCGAGATCATCGCGACCTACCTCGATACGAGGTTCATGGTGGACACCGAAGCCACGGTGGCCATGGAATACGATCTTCAGAACTGCACGTTCGTGCAGGGCAACCGATCCGGACCTGCCTCTCTCGGAATCATCAAGACGAGGACCGGGCAGAAGCTCAAGATGTCGTACTGCGCATTGTTCCAGTCCGACGAATGCCCGACGGATCCGGATGCCTTGGTGACGCCGATCGTCGTGGTGGACGACGTGAGCGGATCGAACCACACGACCGCCAACAACAACAACAACCTGTACCACGCGGGCTTCAAGTCGCTGATCCGCAACAACTACTACGAAGGCACCCCGCGTCGCGTACGCTACAACCGTGGCGGAACCATCTTCATCGGCCAGGATGTCCCCAGTGGGGGAGCTGTTGCCAACTCATCTGCAGTCTGGATCGACGAGGGGACGTTGGGAACGAGCAACATGGATGGTAACGGGGTCAATGGGCCGGTGCTTCCGTACTCGACCCGGCTTCCGCACGACACAGGCACGGCGCCCAACGTGTCCTTCGTAGGCCTGGCCGACGCCCAGCTTCCGAGCCACGGCGAGTGGATCTCGTATCCGAAGTCCAGCTGGGTCGCCCTCGGCTCGAACCCGCAGCTCAAGGTCTACGGGGCGTGGCAGTGGGCCTCTCAAGCGGAGAAGGTGCAGCTGATGATGGAGTTCGGCGAGCGGCCGTGAGGTGATCCATGAACGAGGAATCACAGCTCGAGCTTGCGAACCGTGAGTTCGAGCAGATCCTTCCGACCAGAAGCGGTGCGCTTGACCAGCGCATGCGGCTTGCGTTCCAGATGGTCACGCTCGTTCCCGGTCTGCCGCAGATCGGACAACGCGCGTTCACCGCCCCCGGCGGAATGCCGTACCAGACTGGGCCGAGTCCGTTCTCGGATGCCGTGATGCCGGGTGGTTCCGGGCCGAACGGCGGCGAAGGGCAGTCGATCGTCTTCAACTTGATCGGCGGTCCCACGTTCTACGGTCCTGCGAATCCGGGATCCGAGCCGCCGGTGGGTCCGGAGGAACGGCTTCGGTTCTCGTGCGTCTCGGGCAAGTGCCTCCAGGATCCGAACGGCGTCTACTACGGCATCGACGAATGCCTGGCGGATGCCTGCGGGACCAGTGGGGGTGGCGGCGGTCCCTCGAAGGGCTGCGACTGTGGCTGCGGTCCGTCCCTCACCGTGCTCAAGGCGGAGATCACAGGCATCATCGGACCAGGAGCCGGGTACACCACCGGGACTGGGCGCAAGTACTGGACCTACACGTGGACCGAGATCACGACGTCCGCGACGGTTCGGACCAGCACAACCTCCGGACTTGCCTCCAATGAATACGAGCTGACAGTGGACAACGACGGCGATAACGACGTTCCCACGACGGCCACCGTGTCGAGGAAGCGGATTCCGGACGGGGCGAAGGTGGACCTGCTGCTCGACGAATCCTGCACCCCTTGGTTCGTCCTGGAGAACCCGCTCGCCGTAGACTGCAACTCCGGGCTGATCGAGACCATTGACGGAGGCGTCTTCGACGGAACCTGATGGCCATCATCCTGCACAAGAGATCGTCCACCGCATCTGTGGTTCCGGCAGCCACCGAGCTGTCCCTCGGCGAGCTGGCGATCAACACGGCCGACGGCAAGGTCTACCTGAAGAAATCGGACGGAACCGTGGTCCAGGTCGGCGGAGGAGTGACCGATGGCGACAAGGGAGACATCACTGTTGCCAGTGGGGGTTCCTCCTGGACGATCGACAACGGCGTCGTATCGCTTGCGAAGCTCTCGGCGACCGGGACACCGACCGCGTCGAACTTCCTGCGGGGGGACAACACCTGGGCGTCGGCTGCGGTCAACGTTCAGCCGACGATAAAGCCGTTCACTGGGCAGTACACCTCCGGAGCGCACTTCAACGCGACGACCATGTCGACGGTCGCGGTTCCCATCAACGGGCTCCGCGCCTACCCGGTAATATTTCCGCACGCGATCACGATCGACCAGATCGCCTGGGCCGTGACTACCTCTGCGGCGACGGGCCTCATGCGAGCGGCCATCTACGGGTCGAACGCGAACGGGGTTCCGGATGGCGCCGCGCTCGTCGCCTCGGGAGAGGTCTCGAGCAACGGAACCGGCACGAAGACACAGGCGGTCTCGTACACGCTTTCCGCGTACACCCAGTACTGGCTTGCGATCTGGTGCGGAACGGCCGCGACGACCGTTCGAGGACATTCGATCGGTAGCTTGCCGGCAATCTTCTTCAACCCGGCCGCGACCTCGAGCTACGTCGGGATCGGAATCACCTCGACATACTCGACCGCCGGAGCGTTCCCGACGCTGACCGCGTCGAACTTCTCGAATGTCGCAAACTGGCTGTCCGGCGCGGTCATGCCGGCCGTATACCTGAGGCTTGCATGATCGAAGTCGCGTATGGCTCTTTCGAGTTCCTGAACCGCTTCACGGCAGCGGAACGTGCGGCGATCCGCCTGGAGGCGCAGACGGACGACGATCTTGCCGACTTCCTGATGCTGCTCGAATGCGCGGTCGAGGTCGTGAACACGGATCCAAAGACGACCGCAGGAATGGACTACCTCGTCGCGCTGGCGCTGCTCACGCGCGCGAGGGCAGACGAGATCCTGGGAGGGTGAATGTCGAACGGCGTCGTGACATCCGCATGCTGCTGCAACCAGGGTTGCCAGACCGACTGCTGCGGATGGTGGGCCTGCTCTCCCGACGGAGAGATCAACGTCACGTTGACCGGGTCGAAGATCGTGACGCGCACGATCACGCCGGGCGGACAGAACTGGATCGAGGAGGAGATCTCCTGGTCGATCACGGCGACGATGCAGCGCACCGGCAGCACCTGCACCGACACGAGTCCAGGCTATCCCAACCTCTACCGGTACGAGGCCGCCAGCTGCGAGTTCTCGTGGGAGAAGGTGCGCCGCATCTACTCCCACGGAAACCGCAAATCATGCGCCGAATATTGTTTCACCGTCTGCTGCGAGTGTTCCGATTGGCTTTGCGAACCTCTTTCCGGACCGGGACTGCAGGCGACTCCGGAAGGCCCTTGCGGCCCGGGCGACCCGTGCTACATCTATTTCCCCGGAGATATCGCCTGCCTTGAGACATACACCGGCTTGACTCCGGAAGCAGGAGGTCCCACAGGCAACTCTTGCTTCAGCTGGAACTGCAAGCCGTTCGATGAATCGGCCGGGTGCGGAACCGCCGGATGCGAGGACGTGATCGAGTTCCGTCTGATCCAGGTGACCACGAACAGCTGGACCGGAACGCTCTACGGAAAGCAGTTTGGGTTTGCAGCGGCATTGGGATCGTGTCCGCGCGAAGGCAACTTTGCCGGCCAGGTGGAGAACACCAGATACGACTGGCTGTCCCGGTCAAGCTTGGCGACTCCTCCGGTGCTGGTGATCGTGTGCACCGACGAGTGCGGCGGGGATTGCGTCAAGCCGATGCTGATGTTCAATCCGGACAGCTCCTCCGTGTTCGTGCAGACGGAGTTTGACCGGACCATGGATGCATGCTGCAACGCCAACCCTTGCAATCCTCCTGAAGTCTGTCTGACCACCGGCGGAGCCATTCAGCCGTGGTACATCTGGCCGTTCGTCATCGTCGGCAAGGGCGATTGCCTCGACGCCACGACCTTCGACGAGCCGACCACGGGCGAGTGCTACTTTCCGTGGCCCTGGTGGGATTGCGTTGGCACTCAACCGTCTGTCCCCGGCGGATATTCCGATCATGTGGACATGATCGGAATCTGCGATCAGCCGTGTTCGCCGCTCGAGCGGATCGACTCCAACAAGGAGTGCCGCGACGAGGACTACATGATCAAGAACAATCTGTACTGTGCTTGGGAGGCGGTGAAGGATCCTGAACTGTGCATCATCGACACGTACTTCTGCTACTGGAATCCGTGGTGCGAGACGACGGTGGACTCGCGGACGTGGACCTGGGGCGTGACGCTGGGGGGAGCATGACTTGCTACTGGAACCGGGACGGGAAGTGCAGGGATCCGAGGATCGGAGGAGGAGCGGCCACGGAGGAGCGGTGCTCGACGTGCTCCAGGTACCGGGCCACGCCGCAGGAGTCGCCGAAGGTGCAGGTCCGGGTGGAGAGGAAGGAACCCCCACTGGAAGGGTTGCCGGAGAACGCGGTGCAGGTGAAGCCGGGGATGCTCGAGAAGGCAGCCAGCTGGATCGCGGCGGAGGCCAGCCTCATCACCCAGGGACCAGTGGGGGAAGAAGAGTACCGGGCCCGGCTCGCGGCCTGCGGCGGCTGCCAGCATCTGAGGAAGTCGGAGAAGGAAGGCGAGCTGGGCTGGTGCAAGGCTTGCGGTTGCGGGCAGAATGCACGGGCCGAGCTGACCGTGAAGGCCCGGATGCCCAAGGCTAAGTGTCCTGTACAGGCGTGGCCCTCGACCGATACTAGGAGTAGGTGACCGATGCCTGAGATCAAGACAGACTGGTCGTATCCCGTCATGGAGACCACGCTCGACAAGCGCGTGGAGAAGCCTGGTGTCCAGCAGGGGTTCTCGTCGGAGATGACCGGCGTCGACGGCCGCAGCGAGGGCGGGCTCAAGCCGTTTCCAGGGTTCCAGCTGGTGTACACGCTGTCGGCTCTGCGGCTGCAGTCCGGGCACAGCACGGCGTCCAGGATCCTGGACTTCCGGCCCGTCGACTTCCGCATCGGCAGCGAGTACTACGGGTACGGGTTCGTGTACCGGGCGCAGCGGACGACCGGCAACCTATGCGACGTGTTCATCGACTACTGGAACTCGGTGGAGAACACGTGGAGCACCTGCGTCAAGCTGATGGACGGGGTGAGCAAGGACGCCCAGTTCGACGTCGAGGTGGCCGGGAGGTTCGTGTACACGTTCGCGTCGGGCCGTAGTCCGGCGCTGTTCTACGTGGATGCGACCCGCACGAAGGAGTACTTCGCGGAGTTCGACACGTACCTGCGGTCGGACACTGCGACTACCAACTACGGGACTGCGGCCACGCTGGAGCTGCAGGGCGGAGGAGCCACGACCCGGAACATCCTGTTCAGGTTCGCGACCGAGAACGAGGCCGACAAGACTGTGGAGTCGGCGACGCTCGAGTTCACCGTGTCCGGAAACGCGATGGTCGCGGGCGATCCTTCGTCGACCGTGAGGGTCAATCCGGTGACCGATCCGGGTGCGACGGGACAGCTCTGGGAATCGACGACGGCGACGTGGAATCTCCGGAAGACTGCGGTCAACTGGCAGACGGCCGGTGGAACCTGGGATGGCTCGATCGAGACGACCACGACCATTCCGGTCGGGTTCTTCGGGCGAGTCTCGATGAACGTGAAGGATGCGGTGCAGGCCGGGCTGTCGTCGGTCACGCAGTCGTTCACCGACAAGGTGGACCTGATCGTGCGCGGGTCGACGTCGAACCGGGTGCTGTCGGTGGCGGCCGTGTCGCAGGGGAACCTGGGCATTCGGCCGAAGCTGACGGTGACGTACTCGGACAAGGTGTTCCTGACTCCGGTGATCGTGGGCGAGGATCCGGCGGTGGATCCGATCCCGGGTCCGGGCAAGCAGCCGACCCTGAAGAGTCCGGAGCGCGGCATTTCGCCGGGCAGCTTCACGTCGATCGAGTCGGGGGTTCCGGCGAGCGCTCAGATCGTGCTGGTGTCCGACAACCCGTACTCGAACGAGGCCAACTTTCCCAATCCGGTGTCGGGCCTGTGCGTCTCGGACACGTTCCCCGCGCCCGCGAGCCCGACGGTGCCGGGAACCAGCCCAGGAGCGCACACTCCTACGGCCGGCGCGTGTTCTGCGGTGGTTGCCGATCCCACCACGAGCGCGGGGCTGACGACGCAGCTGCTGACGCCGGCGAACAAGCAGACCGGCGTGTCCGTCACGCCGCGACTTGACTGGACCTCGTACTACGCGGACGGCCAGGCGCTCAGCCCGAACATGGTGTGGGACGTGTATCTGGTGGAGGAAGGCAAGGGCGTCCTCGGACAGAAGCGCGTGGCGTCCGGACTGACGGTGTCGTACTACGAGCCCGGACAGCTGTGGCCCGGGGGGAAGATGCCGTACGGGAAGAAGTTCCTGTGGAAGGTCGTGGCGAAGCGGATGGACTGCGACGACTTCTTCGTCGAGAGCATGACGGCGTCGTTCACCACGGAGGAGAAGTTCCTGGCCCGCAAGTTCGAGCCCGGCGACTACAGCTTCGGGTACGTGCTGGTCGACTCCAAGACGGGAAGGCGCAGCGCGTTCAGCGAGGTGGCGCAGGCGCGTAGCGAGGACTTCCTCGTGGCCCGCATCCAGGGCGGCAACACCATCTCGGTGAAGCAGGACCAGTTCATGGGCGTCGAGATCGTGTACGACTCGGCCAAGTACGACCTGATGTACGTGTACCGCAGCGTCAAGATCCAGGACGCAGGCGGCACCATGATGGCGGGACTTCCGTTCCTCGACGCCGTGGTCACGCTGCAGGACTACCAGACGTGCAAGAACGGAGACGGGGGCTCGTACACGTTCAACACGGCGACGACGACCCTGCGTCACGCGATGTACTTCTACGAGCTCGAGGACAAGCAGCTCGTCTACCAGACTCCGTACACGGACCGCAGCGTGTTCGACGAGCAGATGCCGTTCGGCGGCGCGGCCGCGTTCTACCAGAACACGATGCTGGTCTCGCGGATCGAGGCTCCGCCGAAGAGCACGACCGTGGAGGATCGGCCGGAGGACGTGACGCGGGGACTCGGCGAGATGCGGTGGTCGAGCCTGATGGAGCTGAGCCCGGAGCTGTTTCCGCCGTTCAACCGGTACAACCCCACGATCCCGAGCAACGAGGTGATCACGTTCGTCCGGGCCGGCGGGAACATGCTGGGCATGAGCCGCGACAAGGTGTACCACATCCGCAAGAGCGGGCCGTACATCAAGGTCACGGAGATGCACGAGGGCTACGGCGTGGCGAACCAGCGGGCCGTGGACTCGGTGGGTTCGGCGGCGTACTTCGTCACGTCGCACGGTCTCAAGGCCGTGGACATGCAGGGCCAGCTGGACGAGATCCGCAACCTCAACTCGGTGATGGTGCGCGAGTGGCGGTCCGACCTGCTGTCGGTCGAGGTCGCGCACGACCCGCTGATGAACTGCCTGTTCGTGCTCAACCCGGTGCAGGAGGAGACCTATGTCCTCTGGTTCTCGTCGGGGAAGACTACGAAGATCGCGGACACGACCTTCGCACATGTCACGCAGGGTCCGTGGCCGTCGAACTGGACCGAGGGCACGAAGACCACCGCCTACCGGTTTCCGCTGACCCGTCGCGCGTTCTTCCTGGAGCAGAGCCAGGAGACCCGCACGTCCGGCACGGGCCTGACCTCGTACCCGGGCCCCCGGATCTACGTGGTGGACAGCGGCGCCGTCAAGACGATCAGTGGGGGTTCCGCCGCATGGAACACGAACCGGCGGATTACGACGCTCGACTTCAGCGGGGACAGCCGCTTCGTGGCGTCCGGCGCTTTCAACACCCTGTCGCTGTCGGTGCCGGTCTCGGTGGCCACGGGGACCACGGTTCCGAGCGGAGCCTGGCAGTTCGCGTACGTGTACCTGGTGCATTCGACGGCCAACCCCGGGAACGTCGGCAAGAAGGCGAAGGTCATGTGGAACAACACGACGAACGTGTTCTTCGACACGACCAAGGCGGAGGCGGACTGGGTCAAGCAGACCGTGGCCGGCGACGTCTTCGTGGTGAGCCCGGTCGTGTTCGAGTGGGCCGGGCATCCGCTCGGCATGCAGACCGACCAGGGCATGGTGTTCTCGAACGCGGACTTCTTCCGGGTCAAGATCGCCTCGTCCGTGGGCGCGGCCTTCACCGACGTGGCGGGACCCCCACTGGTCGATTCGGTGACGGCCACCAAGCCGCTGGCCCAGTTCTTCGGGCTCCTGTACTCGGGGACGGGCGACGTGCCGGAGCGGACCGCCCGGACGTTGAACGGGGACGGGCAGCCGTACAAGTCGGTGCAGGACGGGGAAGGCATGGTGTATGCCGCCTTCGGATCCGATTCTTCCGATGGGCGCTACGGCGCCAAGGGAACGTCCCTGAATCCGGGGATCCGCATCTTGTGCCCCGATCTCGATTTCCGGTTGCTCGGGTGCATTGTTCGTGGGACCATCACGAACGTCGAGCGGACAAGCAACCACAGAGGTAGCTGATGAGCCAGTTCCAGACCAACTTTGGGTTCAACCAGGGTCAGCAGGGCGGGTACCAGGGACTCGAGAGCCTGGCCCAGTTCCCTGGACCGTTCTCCCAGCAGGCTCCCCGGCCGGCCGGACGAGCCCCCATGACGTCCCCAAACCGTCCACAGCTGGCGGGTGGGTATCAGCCGTATCAGAGCGGGTTCCGGGGTTCGCCGGTGGAGCCGACGAACCGGGGTCCTTCGGGCTCGTTCTCGATGGGTGGGGTTCCCGCGCAGGCACTCGCGTGGGATCAGGCGCTCGCGAACGCGATGCGGACCGACATGAGCCAGCAGCAGGGCGCCATGAACCAGCAGTACGGGGCGCTGGCGGGCCAGATCGGGCAGTACGAGCGGGACATGCTGGGGGGCCTTGGGGCGTTCAATCGGCAGGCCGCGCAGCAGTACGGCAACATGCAGGGCATCGCCGGGGGTCTTGAGCGACAGGGCCGGGAGATGCTGCAGCGCACCCAGACGGAGCGGCAGAACGTGCTCGGAGAGGTTCGCCAGCGCGTGGACCGCGCGGACGTGCAGGCGGGCGAGGCCGTGCAGACTGCGGAGCAGATGGTGTCGGGCTTCCGGGACTCGAGCGCTCAGGACGCGGCCAACCTGGCGTTCGGCATGCGGCGCAACGTGCAGGGTGCGATGAAGGAGATCGAGACCAACCCCGACATGACGCCGGCTGAGAAGCAGGCGGCGATGTTCCAGCTGCGGACCGAGACCGAGTCGCAGGTCACCCAGAACGTGAGCGGCATCTTCAGCCGCATGAACGACATGATGGCCAGCCTCAAGGGCCAGCTGTCGCAGGTCCAGATGGCCCGTGCCTCGACCACCCAGCAGGGTGCCGGGCTGATCGGGCAGGTCGGCACGACCATGAGCCAGCAGGGTCTCGAGGCAGAGCGCATGAACCAGAGCATGCAGGAGCTCGGCGCCTCGATCCGCACGTCGGCGGAGAACGCGGCCGTGTCGGCTCAGTTCCAGGCGAACGCGGCTCTGCTGCAGGGAAGGACCGCGCTCTACGAGATGATCCAGGGCAACCCGATGCAGTTCGTCAGCCAGTTCGCCGGGCTGACCGGCTACCTTGCGGGAGCCAGCACTCCGGGCCTGAGCCGGATTAGCCTGCCGAACCTGGGAGGTGGAGCGTGAGCCGGATCCCGAGCAACACGGAGCAGTTCCTGGGAGGCGTGGCGGCCGGCGTTCAGAACGTCGGGCAGGCGGCGCAGAACTTCCAGATCTCGTCGCAGCGCGACATCGCCCTGCAGGAGCTGGCGCAGCGCGACCGGCAGATGGCCCAGCAGGGCCAGCAGTTCGAGCGCGGGCTCAAGGCGGAGGAGGAGAACTACCGTCGCCTGAACGAGAGCCGCGAGCGCATGCAGGCGCAGGAGCTCGGTCAGCAGGGCGCCCAGTTCAACCAGCGCATGGAGTTCGACCGGGAGCAGGCCCGGCTCGAGCAGCTGCTTTCGGTCAAGATGAAGAACATCGAGTTCGAGATGGCTGCCGCAGACCGGGAGATCGCGGCCTCCGCCGACAACGATCCACGGCTCGTCGAGATGCGGGCCCGCCGGAAAACGCTGCGCGACGAGGGCCGGAACCTGGAGCAGCTGGTGTCGGCCGCCGGTCTGGCGTCGCAGATGGCCGGCGAGGTCCGAAGCGACCGCCTTTCAGAGATTACGGCCCGGCTTACGGCGCACAGCGAAGCACTGGCGACCCGCTACGCAAACGCGACGGATGCGGTTCGCAGCGGTTTCGACTACGCGAGCCTGCAGAACGCCGGCAAGGAAAGCTTCGTCAACCAGGTGCGTCGGCTGGACGCGCTTATGCGACAGGAACTGGGGAACGTCGGAACCGCCGCCGCGAACCTGGCCGGGGTAGCGCCGGTGACGATGCTTGCGATGAACAACGTGGCCAAGTGGGTGCTTGGGGCCAGTGGGGGTAGCGAGGATCTGGCTCGGCTTGCAGCCACGAACTTCACGAAGAACGGCGGAGCGATGGCGGCGTCCATCGTGGAGAACACTTTCGATGTGAGCGGGAGCGCATTCGGTCTGAAGGGCCCGGACCAGGAGAAGGCGAAGAGACTGATGGGAGAGATCATCTCGACCGCGTCCATCATGCGGGGAGTCACTCCGGAGATGCGGACGACCGGCTCCGACATGAACGCCCAGCGCGAGAAGATCGCGGCGAACATCCAGGAACTGCGGTCCATCGGCATGGGTGACGAGCAGATCGGCGGGATCCTTGACGGACTCGAGACCCTGGCTGAGAACCGGGCGGAGACCTTGCGGATGATGGACCCGACGGAACTCGGTGGTCCCGAGCAGACGATGCTGCAGGAATCGCTGACGGGCGTCGGACGCATTCACGACCTGATCGACGGCGTCGCCAGCGACAAGACGCTGATGGCGAAGTACGGAGGCGCGCTGTCGGACCAGTCGAAGTACGACTACGCCGGAACGATCCGACGGGCGCAGCAGGCGTACGGTCTCGGAGAGAGCGCCGAGTTCCAGACGTTGATGCAGGAGCTCGATGCGATGGGAGTCTCCCCGGAGCAGAGGGCGGAGTACGTGCGTCTGCTCACCGATGCCGCGCCGGGTCTCGAGAACCTGCGGCCCGACTTCTTTCGGAGCCAGGCGCAGGCGCTCGGCAGGCGCCAGGTCGCGGCCGGGCAGGAGGCCGAGAATCTCGACGAGCTGCTTGCCCAGACGCAGGGCCAGGTGGTGGCCGGACGGCAGGCGCAGGTGTATCGCGGAGCGCAGGCGGGTCTTGAGGATCTCGTTCGAGACATCGGAGGTTGACCATGGCAAAGATGGGCTTGAAGGCAGCTAAGACTCGCGAGATCGCCTTGAGGACGAAGATCCAGGCGATCAAGGATGAGGCGGTTCGCGAGCAACTGGCCGAGATGCTGAAGGAGATCAATCTTCGCCAGGCCACCACCGAAGAGTTTGCACAGATCGAGGAGGGCTTGAAGGCAGCGGCCACCATGCCGGCGACGGCCGCGGATGTCGAGGCTGCGAAGAAGAACCTCGAGAGCGGTGGTGCGACAGCCGCGCCCAAGCCCGAGCCGAAGAACCCTCCGGCCGCGAAGCCGGCGGCCAAGGCTCCGAAGCAGGTCAACTTCGAGGAGACGTTCGAGCCGAAGTCCAAGGGCGTGTATCGGTATGTCCGCGCCACGGTGAAGAACTCGGACGGGCAGTATGTCACGAAGGAGACGGTTGTCCGTGCAGCTACGGGAAAGGCGGCGCAGGCGAAGGCCGTGGCCTGGGCCCGCAGTCAGGGCGCGGACAAGCCCACCGAGCGTCTCATCTATTCGATGGAGCAGATGGACTACACCCCCAACGTGCTCGGTGCGTCCGGACCGGTGAGAGCCGATCAGATGGCACAGGAGGCGTCAGCCAGGCTGCAGGCGCTGAGGGCAAAGAACAAGGACGCTCCCGAGCTGTACACGCCCGTTGAGAAGCAGGCGTTCGAGGATCGGAAAAAGCAGAAGTCCGACCAGCCCAGGAAGCGGGGATCCACGACTCGTTCCAATGCGACCACGGCGGCGAGTCTTGAGGGGGGAGATCTGGACGAGGCGGGACGTGGTGCGAACCTTCTTCGCGCCCAACGGTTGGAGGCGGCGAGGAACGATCTCAAGGCCCGCATCAACGCCGCTCCTGAAGAGTGGGATGCGTTCGTCCAATCTCAGAAGGGAAAGAAGAAAGAAGAGTTGCTCGAGTCGATGGCGACGAAGATGGCTGCGGATCCGGATCGTCTCGACGATGCCGGAAAGCAGATACTTGAGCGGGCCAAGAACAACATGCTCCTTGTCAAGAAGGGAGCTGACGGCAAGCAGATCCCGGTCAAGCCCAACTTCGGCCAGGCTTACAAGTTCCTCGGGCTGGTTCCTGCCACCAACGTCGCCGAGGTCGTGTCCAAGGGTCGCCGAGGATCCAAGACCAAGGCGGTTGTCAACGAGGCCAAGGACTATCTCGATTCAGCGGAGCTCAGGAAACTGATCGGAGACAAGACCGGAAATGAGGCCCGCGCGATCCGGGTCAAGTACCTGGCTGAGCAGGGAGCCTTTGATTCCGTCAATCAGGAAGGCGCACGAGCCCGCATCCTGGACATCATCGACGATCCGGAATCCTTCGCGGCTTTGTCCAAGGACAACAACGCGATGTCCGTCCTGGAAAAGTACGGCAAGGCTTCGACCATCGCGTCCCGGTCCGTGAATGCCGATGAATACGGGCGAATCGTTCTTTCTCAGATCGACTACGCCCTCAAGCCCGGTCTGGAAGGCGCCGGCCAGCGTCTTCTGGAGGTGGACGAGAAGGTTCGGAAGAGGGTCCTGAAAACCAACGGCTCCTTGAAGGCCGAGTTCCTGGGCGGAACCGGTCCAGAGAGGACGCAGCGGGCCATCGCGAACACCATGTCGCGGGCCCGACAGAAGGAGCGGATCGCCGAGCTTGAGACCAAGCAGGAGACGGTCGAGACCCTGTTCAAGAAGCACAAGCGCTACTCCGAGCAGATCGACAAGAACATCGAGAAGGGCATGGCGTTGGACAGCAGGGAGATGCGGAATCTCCGTGATCTCCGGGCCACTGCGGTCAAGGACATCATGTTGCTCAGCGACGTGGCCGAGCGTCAGAAGAAGACCCGTATGCAGGGGCAGGGAAACGCGGTCATCACCGAGTGGTTTGAGCAGCAGAAGCTGGTGGAAGCGCTTGATCAAGAAGCCGACCCCGCGAAGAAGAAGGTGCTCCAGGATCGCATCGCCGAACTCGACAAGACGATTGCTTCCCGTGGTGGCGGGCTTTACAAGATCGACTACAGCCCCGAAACGATCCCGCAATCATCGTTGAAGGGAAAGCTCGCCAGCCTCAAGAGAGACCTGGCTCTTGCGGAGAAAGGCAAGTACAGCCGAGGCAGGGGCAAGACTGGAGATCTCGCCAAAGAACTCATTCCCCAGCGGGTGGCTAGCCTGAAAAGCCAGATCGCCACATTTGAGGCGGAAGCCCTGCGTCGCAAGGATCCTGCAAAGGCAGCCGCCAAGGCTGCGGAGGTGGCTGCTGCGAAGAAGGCGGCCGAAGAAGCCGCCAAGGTTGCGGAGGCGGCCCCGGCTGTACCTGCGGCCCCGGCGGCGGTGGCTGCGGAGGTGGCGGGGGCTGCGGCCGTTGCGACCCCCACTGGTCCCAAGCCGAAGGCGTCGGCGCTCACGTCGGGAGCCTGGAAGAAGGGGCCGAAGGGTGCGGGTCGTTCCGCGACGGCGCTCAAGGCGGTCAAGAGTCGTGCGGCGGGGATGGGCATCGGACGGGGTGCCGGTGTCGCGGCCCGGATGTCGCCGCTGATGCGGGTGCTCGGACCGCTCGGCCTGGCGTACGGCGCGTACGAACTGACAAGCGCGATGCGGGAGCGGACCATCGGCGATGCGGATCGCCAGCGGCTCCAGAACCTCGAGGCCCTGTCTGCGGTTTCGGGCGGCGTCGAGCAGGACATCGCGGCGCGGCAGCAGATGCAGCAGATGAGGCAGTTCGTCGACCTTGCCGGCATCGAGCGGCAGCGACAGGTTGACGAGATGCGAAGCCGGTATAGCGACCAGGCCGCGCTCGATGCTATCCTGCGCGGACACGAGGCTTCCCTGGCGGCGCTGGCCCAGCCCAGCCGACCGAGCATCGCGGAGATGATGGCGAGGATGTGATGGTGCAGATCGACGACGTGAAGCGCATCTCCCACGAGGTCGTTGAATCCCACAACGCCCGTGGCTATGCGCTGGTCAAGCTGACCGAGGCCCACCCACCAGTGGGGGTCCTCCTCAACCTGACCAAGGAACCGATCATGCGTCCGGGCAAGGAGCTCCGGGCTAAGGCGGACATCCGGCGCTTCCTGTGGGAGACGAGCCACAAGGGTCTCAGGCGCAAGGACAGGACCTGGGTGTGGACCAGGTACCTTGAGGATCGGAACGTCAGCCTGGTCGGGCTGGCCGTGATGACCAGCCGCAAGGCCGCCGAGAAGCTGTCGACGATCAATCCCGAGTACCAGTTCATCGAGGTGGGCCCATGAGCCGTCTAGCAGGATCAGCCTTCAAGAGCCTGTCGGGTCTGGTCGGCGGAGCCAAGGGTTTAGGTCTTGACTTCAGCAGTCCCGGAGTCGCGCTCGGCGTGGGTGTTCCCACGGCGATGTTCGCCGGGGACATCCTCGGAAACCTGGGCGGTGCGGTCAAGGAGTCCGTGGTCGGGTTCGACAAGGACCTCAAGGTGGAGATGCAGCGACGCCGCTATCAGGCGGCTCAGGCCCTCAAGGCCCGGCGTCTCCAGCAGGCCATGGCGGACAACATGATGCGGCTGGCGGCTGCGAACCCGCAGCTCTACAATCAGCTGATGGTCGGGCGGGCGCTGCCGCAGGGAGCCGTGGTCCTGGGCGGAGGTCGCAAGACGGACTTCCTGGAGAGCGTGGCGTACCAGATGGCAACGGGTGGATTTGGAACCACCACTGGATCCCCCGATTCTCTCCAGGCAATCGCAGACTCCTTCTGAGGTGAACCATGCCTGGACAGATCGCTCTTGAGCCTCGTTACTACCCCGCCGACTTCCAGTGCAACAGCTACTGCTTCAAGCTGCTGACCAATGAGGTCCAGGTGAACTGGGCGCTGCTTGCTCCGGACAAGACGGTGGTGGTGGACTCGATCCAGATCTTCTTCCCCACTGAGCTGATTACGAATGCGCGGAACGTGAAGTTCAAGGTGACCACGGGCATCCTGCCGACGTACGCCACGGCGTCTCAGGACGTGACCACGGCGCAGGCTCTCAGCATTAGCTCGGGCGACTACCCGTTCGAGAAGACGATGACGTTCGCGACCACCAACGGAACGCCGAACAACAACATCATCCCGGCTGGTTCGGTGCTGTGGATGAACTTCGACAACAGCCTGGCCTTCACTGCGGCTACGAGCATCAACGTCCTGGTCCGGTGGCGGAGCCAGCTGTAAGTGGCGGGCTCGCCGGTCATCGTCACGCGGAACCAGCCGTCCGACTTCCAGGTCACGACGTGGACGCTGCATTCCCCGCAGCACGACAAGTACCCGATCATAGTGGCGGACCGAGAGATCGCCATCGACTCGATCCGGTTCTATGCGGGCGGCAATCCGAGCGGGGCGCGGGATCTGAAGTTCGTCCACGCTCCGGCTCCGAACCTTCCGGACTACGGCACTCCGATCTCGGGGCAGACGGACCTGCTGCTGGCCGCGAAGAACCTGGCGACATCGGGTGCTCCGTTGATCTGGGACACGACGGTGCCGACGAGCGGCTTCGAGGTCAACGTGTCGAACAACCGGGTGCCTGCGGGCAACATGGTGTGGCTGCTCGCGAACGGCAACATCAACATCTCGACGAACATCCTGGTACAGCTGCGATGGCGCAGCCAGTACTGAACGATCATCTTTTCCCCTCCGGCAAGGACCACTGGAAACAGTGGTCTTTGCTTTGGGGCGATGCGATACTCCAGGCATGAGCCAGATGTCCCTACCGTTCGAGCAGCTCGCGAGCTACGACAAGCCGCAGGTGCTGCTGACCCAGCTGCTTGACAACGAGCTGACCACGAGAGGTGCGCTGCAGACGCTGGTGGATGCGGACGGGTTGAGTCCGAACGAGCGGGATCTGTTCACGACCAGGCTGAAGGAACGGGTGGGCAGGAACCCGGTCACCGATTCGGCCATCGACATCCTGACGAACCCGTTCGTGCTGCTGATGATGGTGACGAGCCCGGCGGCAGGAACCGCGCTGAGCAGGGCGGGCAAGGCGATCTTCGACGTGGGCGAGAGGTACAGCCCGTTCGTCAAGGAGCAGGGCGGGATGATGGCGGCGCTCGGCATGCTGGCGCCCACGCAGCTGTTCAAGGGCACGGCGCTGACGCCGGCGGTGCAGGCGTTCACGAAGGGCGTCGACCAGCTCGAGAAGGAGATGATGGGGACGGTGTCGAGCCCGCTGCGTAAGGTGCTCGAGAAGCACGGGCTCGAGTCGCTGAACCCCGAGATGGTGCGCGATGCGGCGAAGAAGGCGAAGGCGCAGGAGCTGTCGGACGCGCTGTTCGCGTCGCTCGCGGGCTTCGACAAGGAGGTCAAGCAGGGCCGGCTGGTGCGGAAGCTGCTGATCGACGGAAAGAAGTACGACCCCAAGGTGCACGGCAAGAAGACGAAGAAGCTCATCGAGCAGCGCGGAAGGTACGAGCTCGACGTGGTGGAGCAGACGTCGGAGCGGCTGGTGCAGGCGGACATGGACCGCGTGATCGACAGGCTTGGGCTGACCGAGCTGCGGGATGCGTTCCGAAGCTCGATGGACCAGCGGCGCATGCGGCTGTTCGGAGACGAGGCGGCGAGCGCGGCACAGGGTCGGTTCGTTCCGGACGAGCAGAAGCTGCTGCGGGCGTGGCAGGGAATCCGGTTCGGGTTCAAGAACGACGGCGCGTTCAAGGGAACTGCCGAGGGCCTGGCCCAGCTGTTCATGGATCCGGAGACGGCAAAGCTGATCGCGTCGGGCAAGCTCGACGAGGGGCAGGCGCTGGCCATGCTGAAGAAGTCGATCGAGATGCAGCCGACGCCGTACATGCCGCGCAACGTCATGGACCTGAAGGGCGCGGCCAGCATGCGCGAGGTGCTCGAGCAGCGGAAGAGCAGGAGCCTGGTGGCCACGGGCTCGACGCTCGGCCGCACCAGCAGGACCGGCAAGTGGGATCCCGAGGATCTGGAGCGCATGTTCTCCCGGTTCGGCTCGACCAGTGGGGGTCAGAAGATCCTGGTCAGGAGCCGCAAGGAGATCCAGCAGATCATGGACCGGGGCGAAGTGGCCCGGACGTACCGCATGAACACGCAGGAGGGACTGAGCCGGTACTTCCGGGACACGGGCACGACGCATGCGCTGTACGTGCAGACGGTGGATCAGCTGCCGGTGCTCGGGCAGCGGATCAAGGACACGCGGGGTGCGGCGAAGCCGGAGAAGGTGAAGGTGCTGGCGGACGAGATGAAGCGCGGCAAGTTCCGCGACGAGAGGACGAGCCTGGCGGAGGTGTTCCAGCAGGAGCACTTCCTGCTCGAGGACCGGTTCGCGAAGGAGGCGCTCGAGACGATCCTGCGCGGGTCGATGGGCCTGCAGAAGGTGGAGCACGTGGCCACCCACATGGCGTTGATGAAGGGGAAGCAGGGCATCCGGACGATGCTGGACTCGGGCATCGGCAAGGCGATGCGGGATTCCGGCAGCTGGGGGCAGGGGCTGTACAAGAGGCTCGACGACATGGCGAACGCCGAGCTGACGTTCGGCGAGGCCAAGAGCATGAGCGGGGACCTGGCCCGCTACTTCTACGTGACGCATCTAGGTCTCAACCTGAGCAGCGTGACGATGAACATGATGCAGCCGCTGCTCTACTCGAGCGTGTACGGCGGACTGGACAACGTGCTCAAGGGATACACGCAGGCGTTCAAGGAGCTGGGCGGCTACATCGGCGAGCGCGTCGGGTCGTTCGGGTTCCGGGCGCTGACGGACGACGAGCACCTGCAGCTGATCAACCGGCACTTCAAGTACTCGAACGTGGATGGAGAGAACCTGATCCAGATCGGACGGGACACGTTCTCGACGCTGGACTCGATCTCGTACAAGAGCCAGGCGCTGCAGGGCGTGAACCGCAGGGAGTCGTACTTCTTCGACTACCCGATGAAGCTGTTCGAGAAGGCCGAGTGGCTGAACCGCAGCGTCGCGGCGCACTCGGTCGAGAACCTGTACCGGGCGCAGAACGTGGACATCCGTCGGGGCGGCGTCGGATACCAGCGGCTGCTCAGCGACGTGTACGAGATGGTGGGCGCCACGCAGTTCGGCGGCTCCACGTTGAACACGCCGATGGCGTTCCAGGGCGCGGGTCCGTTCGGGCGCGTAGGCAACAACCCTCTGTTCCGCCAGTTCCTCAGCTTCCCGCTCCGGTCGGTCACGACGCTGGCGTACGACAGCCCGCGCATGGCGGACCGTGGCTTCTTCAAGGGCGTGGGCCAGGACTGGCTGCGGGGCATGGGGATCAGCGCGATCTTCTACGAGTTCGGGAAGAACACGTTCAACGCGGACCTCAGCCCGGGTCTGTTCGGAGCGAGCCTGACGCAGGCGGTGGGCGGGGACCGGTTCTTCCAGGACGGCAACGAGTACGTGCCGATCCCTCCGGTGATCGACATCCCGATGAACATCATCCGGGGGGCGCTGGATCCTGGGCAGCGCGATCTGCTGCAGAACAACATCCCGCGTCTCGTGCCCGGCGGCATCGCTGCCGCACGGGTGATGAACCTGCTGCCCAACCTGCAGGAGACTCCGCTCTTCGGTCTTCCCGGCTCCGTCCAGAAGACGTACATCGACCCGAACAGGCGCACCGAGGACGGGATGATCCCGGTGTTCAAGGGCGACGGATCGCTGATCGACTACCAGAGCCCGGGCCAGATCTTCGCCAAGGCGCTGGGCGTGGACTTCGGACGGTTCAAGCAGACGGCGGACTTCGATGCGTTCCTGATCAAGAACCGGGATCAGGTGGTGGAGTACCGGCGCAAGGCGATCTCGGCCCTGCTGGCCAACGACATCCCGAAGATGCAGTCGGTCCGGTCGGAGTTCAAGCGGCGGTACGGCATGGACCTGACCATCAGCAAGGAGCAGCTGGACGAGGCCACCAAGAACAGGATGGTCTCGAGGACGGAGCGCCTGCTCGACCGGATGCCTCCGGACCTGCGGCCGCAGTTCATGCAGCTGGCGCAGGGGCGGTCGGCGCAGCTGGGCCTGCCGGAGGAGGCGATCGTCGGGGCGGACACCGCACGGCAGCGGATGGAGGCCAGGCGGATCCAGGCGGTTCCGCTCAACCCGGAGCAGCAGGCTGCGTTCCAGGAAGCCCAGCCGTTCCAGGGGTTCCAGGGGTTCTAGATGGCGGCCCAGAACTCGACGCCGTTGGCGGCAGGGAACCAGCGCACGGCGCCCACTGCGTAGCGGGGGAGGAGCCGGGCCAGGATGTTCGAGCGGGGCGTACGCTCAGCCACGGAGGCTGCCATACGGGCCAGCACCGGGCGGCTTAGGTCCGTGTAGGCCATGTACACGAAGCCGGTCTTGGAGAGCGTGTAGGTGGTTCGGCAGGGCCCGCCGTCGACCGTGGTCTCTGCGTCGTCCACCCCCACTGGTTCGGTGGTTGGGGCCAGAGGGGCGGTCACTACGAGCCAGTGACGCTGGCCGGCGTAGGTGCGGAGGCTGCAGAAGCCGTCCACCCTGAGAGTGGAGACCTGGTTGGTCGAGGGCCTGTTGGGTGCAAGCAGGCCCAGCGACCGGAACCCGGTCCATCGCACTCTCAGGGGGACGGGTGGTACCCAGACCCGGGGGGATCCCACCTGATCCACCATGCGGGTCTGTATCTGCATCTCCCGGAAGGGGGTCTGGGGCTCGATTGGTCGATCCATCGGGACCTCCGGATGTGAGACATGGCATCCGGTCTTCGTGGTCGGGATGCACCCCAGACCACCCTTCGATCAGGAGAATAGAAGAGAGGAGGGGGCGGAGCTTGTGGGCCCCGCCCCCTCGACCAGTGGGGGTTTCGGTTCAGGCTTCGGAGAGAAGCTTGTTGAGGAACTCGGTCTTGTAGACCTTGGACGCGGCGTTGCCCTTGCCCTTACGGTACTGGCAACGGACCGTCGCGACAAGCTGCTTCTCCGACGAGAGGACGGCCATCGTCTTCTCGATCGCATCCGCGATGTCCAGACCATCAGCGGTCCCGACCTTGGTTCCAAGGAGGGTGCTGAGATGGCCGCAGAAGCGGTTGCGCTCGATGGTCAGGCCGGTCCGACGACCCTCGGCGGTGACAGCGCCGGCGTTCTCCGGGAAGGTGAACGGTGCGCCGCCCCAGACGAGCGGGTTGTCGGGGTTGGCCTGGTCGTTGAGGAGCTGGTAGCGGAAGCGGAACTCGGTGGCCGGGAGCTCGACCTGCTGGCCCTGGCCGTCCTGGAACCGGTAGGTCGCCTTCTCGTTGATCTCGAGGCCGAGGACGTAGCAGTCGTGCTCGCCCTCCGTCGGCCACTCGCCGAGACCGCCCACTCCGGTGTCCGGGTTGGCGTCACCGAAGGCGGCCTTCTGGGCTGCGAACATCGCGCTGATCTTGCTGTTTGCCATGACTCTGACTCTCCTGAAAGGTACTGCCAGCGTTACGCGCTGGCCTGGTTGGCGTGGTAGCGGCGGACGAACTCGGCCCAGCCCCCGGTCTCGGGGAGCTCGAACTCTGCGTCCATCTTGACACGGTGCTTGGTGATGCCGGACAGCTGCTCGGAGTCTACCGAGAAGAGGTAGCGCTTGCGCTTCTCCGTGACCAGCTTCGGCTTGAGGGTGATGGTCTTGCCGTCCTTCACGATGGGCGGCTGCTGGATCTCACGCTGCTCGGTGACCCAGTCGGACGAGATGGCTGCGACCATCTCGAACAGCGGGTAGAGGCGCTTGTAGAAGCCGTCGGTGATCGTGAGCTCGGGCTTGAAGACGTAGCGGTCGTCGCCCAGGGGGATCTTGGCGTTGACCACGTGGCAGATGATGTAGACGCCGTAGCCGTAGCGCCGGAGCGTTAGGCACGTGTCGATCACCATGTCGTACAGCTGGTCCCACGAGCGGCGACCGTCCATCTCGCGCCAGTCCTTCTTGTCGTTGGCCCTGGTGATCCAGTCCTTGAGGAGCGGGATCCACGTGCCGAGCGAGTCGAAGAACACGGTGGCCGGGCGCGGCTGGTTGTTCTTCGCGAGGTTGCAGAGCAGGTCGACCTTGGTCTGCACCGCCTCCCACGTGAGGATCAGCGGCTCGTTGTTGACGTCGATCGGCTGGCCCTGCGTATTGATGCCCGGCCAGATCGTGGCGCTCGGGTCGCCCACGCTGGACGTGCAGTCCATGTTGCACACCCACGAGTCCGGATGGCTGTGTATGAACTGGGACTTGCCCTCTCCAGGCAGGCCGCAGATCAGGCCGAACAGCTTCTCCGGCGGATGGATCATCTTGACCCCGGAGAACCCGAGGCCGGGGTACCGCTGCTGCGGCAGCTTTCCTGCATGCGTAGTGACTGTCATCTCTTCTTACTCCTGGAAGCCCGGCATCTGCACGTTCGAGAACACGCCGACCGGCGACGGGAAATCGAACGTGGGCTGGCGGTGCATGGTCCTGAACTCCTGCTGCGGGGCCGGCTCGTCCATGCGGGGACGCGCGGGCTGCGGACGGGAGGGGCGGTCGATCTGCACGGTGCGGGTCACGCGGTAGCCGATGGCCTTGAGCCACTCGGTGATGCGGGACTTCGACACCTTGCAGCCGAACGCCTCGTTGAACTTGGAGGTGAGCTCGCCGATCGAACCGATCCCGTCCTCGAGGACGGCGTCGATCTTCGGCTTGATCACCAGGCGGACGTACTCCTCCTCGAACATCACGTGAGGCGTTCGGGCTCGAGGCTCTCGATCATCCCGTCGAACTCGTGCGGTTCCGGCCTGCCGGGCAGCTCGCCCGCGTCGCGATGAGCGACGAGGAAGTGCTGGGCCTGCACCAGCGCCGGCCAGTCCTTCGGCTCCGTCAGGTAGAACGGGCTGTAGTGGGCCAGCTTCGAGCCCATCCGGATCGCGTCGATGTTCTTCAGGAAGTTGCATGGGTTCGCCTCGCGTGTTGCCAAATCGTAGATCATGGCAACACGGGAAAGATAGTCGGTCCGCCAATCCTTGTCAAGCATCACCGATGAATGAGTGTACGAAATGTTGATGGGCGGGTCGTTCTCGAAATCCGGGGCCTTGTCAAGGTATTCACCCTGTCCCTTGTACCAGCGCATGCACCGCTCGGTGTAGTTGTGAAGGGACGGCTCGCCCTGGTACACGCGCTCCGGCTTCTTGCCGGTGACCTGGTGCAGGGTGCTGAGCACCTCCTCCATCGTGCCGCAGCACGGCTCGGGCGACGGCTGGTTGCGGGTCCACTTGATGACGTAGTCGCCGAACTCCCGCAGGTTGACAGGCGACCGCATGATGCGGCCGGCGATGCCGGTGCGCTTGCCGTCCGACTCCCAGTGGAAGTCGCGGTCGGCCTGCCCGAACTGGATGGTCGGCTTGAGGATGGCGACGTGCATCATGCCGCCGATCGACACGCCGTCGGGCAGGTCGTACTCCTTGTGGAGCAGGCCCCGCTCGAGGAACCACTCGAGGGCGTGGAGGTAGTGCATGGTCTGGAACTCCTCCTTCACGGTGGCCAGCCTGACCAGTGGGGGTGACGCGGTCGTCTTCGCATCCACGATCCAGAGCTTGTTGGTCTTGCGGTTGAGGAGGAGCAGGTCGAACTGGGCGACCTGGCGTGTGCGCGGGAACCGCTCGTCCACCCAGGTGAGCCTGGTCTCGGCGCCGATCTTGTCGTAGCCGTTGCGGAGGAAGTCGAGCGGGGTGCGCCGGTCGAGGCAGGGCAGCGTCTCGAATGCGGAGAACCATGCGGATGCGGACGCCTGGTCGACGCGCTCGTTCTCGATGGCGTCGGCCCGCGCGGTCTCCGAGATGCGGAGCTCCTTGCAGATCGAGTTGATCTCGGCGAGGCGGGACTCGCACATGCGCTTGAAGATCTGGTGCCGGTCTCCCCTGTCGTAGAGCGCGAAGAGCGTGTGGAAGTACGAGCCTCGGGACAGGGCCTCGGAGTACGAGAGGGCGGGGATCAGGCCCAGCCGGCGGCGGATGTAGTAGCCGAAGGGATCGGACAGGGCGGAGCCGTAGTCCGACGAGCGGATCGACGGGATGCGGGCGACGAGCCCCTCCGACTCAAGGTACGCGCGGGCACTCCTCCCTCTGTCCTTCGGCATCTGAACTGGCAGCGTCTCTGGTTCCATCTTGTTCACCTCGAAACTTGTCCCTGATTCGGACGAGCCTGTTGTACACGGACTGGGGACTCTTCAGTCCGATCACGCCTGCGATGCGGGTCATGGTGTACCCGTTCATCCGCAGGCGCACGATCGTCCATTCCTCCTCGGTGAGCATGGGCAGCTCCTCCAGTGGAGGCATGTCGAACGTGACAAGCTCTTCACAGATTGTATCTCTTGTCACCTGCAGTTTCAAGCGGGGTCCGTCCTCCGTGAACCGGAACCCGTTGGACGTCCAGTAGGCGTAGTGGACGGCGCCCCACAGGAACCCCTTGAGGAACGTCACGACCGTCGACTTGTCCGGGTCGTACACCGTGGTGAGCAGGCGGTGCGTCTGGACGTAGGACTCCGACAGGATCTCGTCCTTGGTCCAGAGGGGGAAGCGCTTCTTCCGATGGGCGTCCAGGGCCCACAGCGTGAGGAACCCTATGTGGTCTGCGGCGTTCCTGCTGCGGTTGATCGCCATCCCATGCTCAGACCTTCTTGATCTCCTCGGCGATCTTCTTGCCGAGCTCGATGCCGGCGTTGTAGCTGTCTTCCTTCTCCTTGGCGACGCGCTTGTCCTCACCAGGACGCTTGAGGAAGAGTCCGGTCAGAAGGCTGAGGCCGCCGACGAGGAACGCGCCGCCCGGAAGCGTGGGGGCGACCTCGTTCACCGTGGCGATGCCGAGGTCGACGACGGAGGCGAGCACGGCGTGGCGCTCGTTCGCATCCGCAAGGGCGTCCTCGAGCTGGCGGGTGGACGTGTCGACGAAGCGGCGCCAGTCGTCGACGATGCGGTCGGCGTCGGCCAGGGTGTACTCGGGCGGAGGACCGCCGGGGTCGAGGACCTGGGACACGGAGGGCGGGACCTCGAGCGAGGTGAGCTCGCGCAGGTCGCAGCCCTGCATGGTGCCGAGGAAGAGAGCAACGAGGACGGTGAAGACCATGAGCGAGACGGCGGCCGGGTTGTTCTTGATCCAGTTCACGATCTACCTCTTTCGATTCGGTCGATGCGGGAGGCCAGCTCCTTGAGGCGTTCCTCAAGCTGCTGGTCCTTGAGTCCGGACACGATCTGCGACTTGGCCAGATCGGACACGATGCTGCTGAGCTCGCGCACCTGCTCGGTGGTCACCTGCAGCTGCTGGTCCTTGCGGCCGATGTACAGCAGGATGGTTCCGATGCCGACGCAGATCGCTACGAACTGTGCCCAGGACGCTACGAGCTGGGCGCTCTGCCTGCTTTGATCGGTCATGGCTTACCCCAGAAGGACGCCCATCATGAACCAGTGGACCACGTAGACCTTGCCGTTCGTTCCAGGAGCAGCCAGCTGGAGGTTGCTCGGTATCGCTCCGATCGAGAGCACGATCTCCTCGCAACCCATCGTCTGGTACTCGTGGCCCATGCCGATGTACGCAGCGTTTCCTCCGACAAAGAAGGCGTTGTTCAGGAGGAGCTGACTCGATCCTGCCTTCGAGATCGTGAGGTCGTCCGGCAGCGCGTACGCGGTTCCGGTTCCCACGCCGGTTCGACCGAACGACACCGGATTGTTGGTGCCTCCGACCGCCAGCTCGCCGTTGGACGTGGAGAAGTTGCTGGCGTAGGGGGGAAGCGGGCTCCAGATGCCGTGCGTCCTCGTGTTGTAATCCGCATTGGACACGTGCGTGGGGTACCCCTTGCGGATCACGTCCTCGGGGATCACTGCGTTGAGCGGGTTGTTCGGGTTGGAAGTGGTGTAGTCTCGGGTCTCGGGGAAAAGACCCATCGGGAATACGCGCGGCGCGTCGTAGCTGGACTGCGTCAGGGTGACGGCGTTGGCGTTGACCTGAGTGTCGTCGGTCGAGGTACGGTACATCGGGAAGACGTAGATCCGATCGTACGCCTGCGGCACCCTGACCGGGTAGTACGAACCAGTGGTGGCTGGATTGTCGAAGTTCCTGGCGAGCCACGGAATGAACCGATTCGCATCGGCGGTGGCGGCATTGAAGGTCACCGCCTGGGTCGTGACGGCAGAGCCTGCACCCGTGAAGGTGTAGGTGCAGTGGTTCAGAACGAAGGGACGGGAGGCGAGGGTGGCTGCCGCGCCGAAGCCGTAGTTGGCCGGCTCAACTGCACGGAACGTCTGAAGCGGGGTGTTCGGCATGGGTGATGGCTCCGTTGATCAGCAGCCTGGCGACTTCCTCCCCCACTGATCGTCGTTGGTGGGGCGTGGTCGCAGGAAGATAGAGGACCTGGATGTTGCGTTCAAGACAGATGCGGTGAAGGGCGTCGACCACCAGCCACGGATCGTGCTCGAGCTGGGCACGGGCGGTGGCCACGAGGTGGGAGACGGTCCCTTCGAGAATGAGTATCGGATGGCGGCATTCGGATCGCAGGCGGTCGCATGCCTTGACGAACCGCTCCCGACCAGTGGGGGTGAGCAGGTTGCCGGCCAGCTCCACGAGGTGCTTCTTGCGCTCGATCAGGACCCGGGACTCGAAGCCTTCCAGGGCGTAGTCGCCGGTGGTCAGGCGTTTCTTGGCGACCGTGAGGGAGACGGTGCAGGTCCGCCGGTCGCAGGGGACATGGGCGTCGTCGAGCATGACCATGTGCGAGGGGAACAGGAGGGGTGTCTTCTCCCGGTCGTCCTGCAGGATGGTCCACGACCGGTTCAACGGAGCAGCGCCTTGGTCTCCCGGTCGACCCGGGCCAGGATCTCCTTGACCTTGGACTCGGCGATCCGGAAGGACCAGGAGATCTCGGGGATGGTGAGGACCCGGGAGGCTTCGACGATCTGCCGCTCGATCCTGCCGCCGGGCATGACCAGCGGATTGGTCGGGGCGTTGTGCCGTCGGGCCAGGTCGAACACGCGCTTGCGGGAGAGGCCGACCTCCTGGGCTACCTCGGCTGCGTTGTGTCCACGGTTGAGAAGGGCGATGACCTTGCGATGGTTGGGCTGCATGTCAGGAATAGATGGTGCGTTCGTACCGGATCGGAACGGATCGACCCAGGCTGGCGCACAGTCTAGCCCAGTATCCCTCTGTTGTCACGTAGGTAAAGGCGTCACGGAACAGCAAGTCGAGCCGGTCAACGGCTGCGTCGGAGCGGCAGTCGAAGTACACGGCGTCGTACACGTTGAGGAACATGAGGATGTCGGGAGCTGCGGCGTTGATGGACGGCAGCGTCCGGTGCAGGTGGTGCTGGATGCGGAGCAGCACGTTGCCGGCCGTGCATTGGATGGGCATGTTCACGATTTCGGACACGTCGTATGCGTCGCCGCCCATGAAGCGGCGCGATTGTCCGATGAACGGAAGGGCGACGTACCCACGGGCACGGGTGTCCTTGATGAGCTGCTCCTGCCAAGACCACAGGCCGGGGCGGGAGGCGGCCCTGGTCTTCACGATGTTCTCGCAGATGGACATGGGCACGACGACGCCCGTCATCTTGAACACTTGGGTCTGCAGCGTGGGTGCGCCGGCGCGGAAGAGGTCTCCGAAGTTGGCGCCCTTCGCCGCCTGACGGTACACCTTCTTGAAGTCGGGATGGTTCACGATGTCGGGGCCGAAGACCTGGATCGCCCGCCCGGTGTGCAGATCCAGTGGGGGTTCCGCACGGAAGGCGGAGAGCAGCGTCTCGTCTCCGGACAGGAGGCCGGCCACGACCATCTCGATCTGGGACAGGTCGTAGCCCACGATGCGGCCGCCGGTCCAGCGGCTGCGGTACAGGGACTTGATCTCGTCGGGGTCGGTCTGGTGGCGGAAGTTCTTGCAGGTGATGCGGCCCTGCAGGGTGCCGCCTTCGCCGCCGGCTCCGTCCTTCGAGGCGGTGGGCGTGACGAACCAGGTGGGATAGGAGACCCCCACTGGTGACTTGGGGCGGGGCACCAGGCGGGAGGATTTGTTGGATGGGTCCATGCGCTGGTGGCGCAGGAGCGGGAAGAGGTAGGAGGAGAGGAGCTTCTGCAGGGAGGAGTGGGTGCCGAGGATCTCGAGGCGGGAGCGGACGGACTCGGGCAGGTGGTGCGAGAGGAAGAGCTGCCGGTTCACGTCGTTGACCGCGATCTCCCGCTTGGCTTCGGTGAGCTGGAAGAGCGGGTGGGAACGGAGGTCGGGGCAGGTGGTCTCGATGTGGGCGCAGGCTTCCTGCATCAGGGCCAGTTTGGACTTGGCGCTTCCTGTCCCCGAGAGTACGAGCCCGAGGGCGGCAGCGGAATCCTCAGCATCCCGCATGCGGGACATGACGTCTCCCTCCAGTCGCAGTAGGCCAGCCCGGTCCATAGGCACTCCCGATTCCGACATGCGGACCACAGTCCAGATCGTGTCCGAGTAGTGGGCGATGCACTCGGGGCCGAGCTTGTCGGTGTCGGGATAGTCAGAGCGGATGCGGCGGGCGAGCTCGGCGCATGCGAGCAGGGTGTTGTGGGTGTCGGCTGCGTTGTACCGGTGGAGTTCGGGATCTCGTGCATCGTGGTACCTCTTGGTTCGGTCGAGCTGTTCCTTGGGGTAGGCGTGGGTCCCGAGGATGGGACCGAGCGCCTTGAGGGAGCGTTCGGGTCGGAGTTCGGAGTGAAGGTAGTTGAGGACGGAGAGGTCGACCAGGGTCTGGTGCTCGAGGTGGAAGCGGAAGTCGGGCTGGGACCGGAGGTAGAGCAGGTCGAACTGCAGGTTCATTCCGAGGATGGTTCGGGAATGGGCGAGCCATCGGGCGAGGTGCCGTCGGTGGGCGGGGATGTGGAGCTGGAAGACGAAGGTAGGTCCGGGGGCGAGGTGTTCCAGTCGAACATCAGCACGGGCAACCGTGACGGAAACGGTCTGAACAAGGTCACGTTGATGGCACCCATCCGCATCGACGGAGCGGGCGGGGTGGAAGACGGACTGTTCGGGGAGGAGTCGGCCAGTGGGGGTGAATCGTGTGATTCCATAGGTCTCGATGTCCAGGCTAATGGTGCGGGGATCGGGGTGGCTGGATGTCCGGGTCGGTTGGGACGGGGGCTTGGCCACGGATCGTGGAGATGAGGAGTTCAACGTGGTCCTCGACGGTGTGGATCAGGGAGTTGTTGCGGAGAACGGCGGCAGGGTGGAGGGTGGTGAAGACGTGGACCGTGCGGCCGAGGATTTGGTGCGGCTTCCCGTTGCGGGAGATGGCGTCCCGGTGCGAGACGCGGAGGCCGAGGTGCAGGCGGTGGAACTGCGACGCGCAGTCGGACCCGAGCAGTAGCGCGTGGACCGGTGCGTCGGGGTGCGAGGAGAGGATGGAGCGCAGGTCGTCGTCATGGTGGGAGCGGCAGGATTTGTAGTCTCTGGGCCGGGCGTCCGGCTCCGGGCCGCAACGCACCAAATAAGAAAGATAGATGGTACACAAAGTGGAGAGTTCGGCAAGCAGGATGTCGCGCAGCAGGCGACCGGGCTTGCCGACGAAGGGCTCGTTGCGGACGTGCTCGTGGTATCCGGGGGCGGGGCCGAGGACGACGAGGACCGGCGCACCCGGCCCGGGCAATCCCCACTGTGTGGTGGGGACGCCCGGGTTGCGGGGCACCAGTTCCCATCGACCGCAGGCACGGCAGTCGGGATGCGATGGGAAGACGGGCAGGTTCATGGGTTGGTGGACTCGTGGTGGGAGGTGTCGATCTCGTAGGCGGAGATCTGTTTGCCGACGGCGTTGCCGAGGAGCAGGTCGATGTCCTCGAACTTGCCCTCGATGCGGCAGAGCCATGCGTCGCCGACGACCATGTCGATGTGCCAGTCGATGATGCCTTCGAGTTCCTTGATGCGGGCCCGCAGTTGGGCCCGGTCGTCGGGGTCGTACATGGAGGGCAGGTCCATGCCGAGCTTGCCCTCGAGGTAGCGGATGCGGTCGGTCTGGAACTTGGTCTCGGCGCGCAGCAGTTCGATCTCCGAAGTGGCCTTGGCGAGGGCACGGCGGTAGCGGGTGGACTTGGTGGTGCGGGCGATGGCGGCGAGGTCGTTGAGGTCGGTGGGTTCAGGGTTCATTGTCGACTCCGTCGGCGTTGACGCCGCGATTGGGGTGGCAGACGCAGGCATCGGGCGTGTCGATGTTGTCCCAGTCGGCGTTGGCCCGGTAGAAGCCGATGTAGGAGGGCTCGCGAGGGAGGTCGTGCTTGGTCAGCAGGTCCTCGAGGTCGCGGTTGAAGGCGACCAGCTTCTCGTGGTGCACGGTGTCGGTGAACGGGGGGAAGGGAAGGCGCACGAGCTGGACGTTGTGGGTCCAGCGGGGTGCGTCCTTGCGCCACGGGTGGCGGGGCTTGGGCTTGTTGGCGGTCATGGCGTGTCCAGTGGGGGTGGAGAGGGGCGGTCGCATCGCCCCCTCCGGTGCGGGTCAGTCGCGACGGATGATGCGGAGGTCTCGGACGATCTCGTCCATCTCCTCGGAGATGGCGTCGGAGACCTTGGCCTCGATCTTGGAGTCGATGTCGATCAGTTCGTCGAACTTGGTCTCGAAGTCGTCCTCGTGGATGTAGTACGCGAGGCGGGTCTCGATCTCGTGCTCGATGCTGGCGGTGATGTGGCCACGGATGGCGGACCGCGCCTTCGCTTCGGTCGCGAACTGCCCGTCGAGGGTCTCGACGTCGAGGATCTCGAGGAGGCGGGCGGGGGTGAGGACGTTGGTGCGGGCGAGCTCGGCGTTGACCTCCTCGGTCACGACGGCACGGACGAGGTCGATGACGGCCGGCGTGGTGAGGAAGTTGCGGAGGGCGGTGGCGAGAGCGACGTCGTCTGCGAGATTGTCGATGATGTTGTCGGACATGGTTGTCTCAGTGGGCTTGACAGGATGCGAGGATCGTGACCACGAGGTACACGATCAGGAACAGGTAGAAGGTGGTCGGGTTGATGTAGCGGGTGGGGTCTCGTTCTTCACTCACTCATGCGGCTCCTCTCCTCGGCGTCGAGCCGATGGTTCTTGGCGTCGGTGTCGGGGTCGTCGGCGAGGGGCTCCCGGCTGCGGAACATCCGGCCGATGCGGGTGTCGGTGGACAGGAGGAAGTCCTCGACCTTGCGCTCCACGCCGTAGCGCTGGACGAGCTGGTCGTAGAGTTCGTCGACCCATGGTGGAGGCGAGGACTCGTAGAGGGAGACGGCGTCGCCGTCGAGGATGTCGGTGAATGCGAACGATCCGTTCCACCACACGTCGTACACGACGACGAGCAGCGGGCAGGGGAGGTCGTCGATGGTGATCTGGACGGTGCGTGGTCCGGTGACTTCGATGGTGGTCACGATGTGGCTCCGATGGTGAGGCGGACGCTGCGCTCACGGGGCGTGATGGCGTGTCCGTGCGGGCGGTAGTTCACGTAGGTGGTGTCGTGCCAGCAGGTGCGGCACGAGTATGTCTCGCACGATCCGCCGGACACGGACTTGGGGCAGTCGTGGATGCCGGGCAGGGACGAGTGCATCGAGACGGTGCCGTGCCCGAGGCCGTCGGTCACGGGCGGTTCGTCGCCGAAGCGGAGGGCAGACGGACGGACGCATGCGTTGAGCTGGGAGTGGAGCCGGCGCAGGGCGGGAAGCCATGCGGGGAAGAGGTAGGTCCGAGTGGGAAACCAGAAGAGGGTGGACGGACAGCGGCGCACGATCGCGGTCCATCGGTTGATGGAGTCGATGGAGTGGAAGTCGCCGCTGTCGTGGACCCGGAAGTACGGGAGGTCGGAGCGGTTGATGGCGTTGACGATGAGGGAATCGCAGCGCTCGGGCTCTGACTTGAAGAACTCGAAGCGGTCGATCTGCGAGTCGAGCACGTTGCGGAACAGGTAGTTCCCCTGCTGCGCGTAGCAGGAGGAGCAGATGGTGCCGGGTCCCTGGTACTCGGCGGGGCAGGCGTACGCCTTGCCGGCGGGCAGGGACCATGACCAGCAGGCCATGGCCGATGTCCACGTGAAGAGGCTGCGGGTGCGTCCTCTCCACTCGAAGGTGTGTCTCATGCGTGTCTCCGTTGGGGGTGAAAGAAAGCCCGGCGGTCGCATCGCCGGGTGCGGAAGGAACCAGTGGGGGTCAGACCATGTCGACCGGGTAGAAGTCGAAGTCGCCGGCGTCGAGGGGCTCGACGTCGAGGGCATGGCAGGTGCCGTCGAGGATGGTCGAGAGTCGGGCGGTGCGACGCTGAGATTCAGCGGGCGAGTCGGTGATCTTCTCGACCTCGGTGAAGGCGTTGAAGAGGGACCAGAGCGAGGTGCCCTTGAGGCAGGAGTGGCCGCCGGGTCCGTCCTCGCGGTTGAACTCCTGCCAGACACGGGGCAGGAGCCGACCGTTGGTGGCGCCCTTGGTGAGGGCGGTCATGCACAGGTCGGCGGCGTTGCGGCGCACGTCGATGGCGTCGGTGCCGAGCAGGCAGTTCTTCCAGCGGTCGATCTGCTGCTCGGTGTCGGCGAAGTAGCCGGGGAGCTCGGCCACCTTGTCGATGCAGAGACGAGGGAAATCGCGCAGGATGAAGGCGGTGTGCTTGCGGCTGAACTTGACGACGGCGTTGTCCGCACGGAAGGCGAGGTTGTCGCACACGAAGACGCGGCTACCGAGCGCAGCCTGTGCGGAGAAGCGCATGCGGTGGCTGTTGCGAAGACCGAGGACATGGCAGAAGTCCCCGTTGGGACCAGTGCGGGAGAGGTCGAGGACGCCGAAGTAGTCTTCGCCGGCCTTGCCCATGAGCCCGTGCTGCTGGCGGGTCACGGTGTAGCCGTGGTAGGCCAGGGCTTCGAGCAAGTTCTCGAGGAACAGACGGTGCGGGATGGGTTGGTGCGTGGCGGTGGGGCGGGGCGTCTCGACGTTGGTGATGTCGGACAGGGAGGCGGAGTAGCCGCCGGCATGGAGCATGAGATTGCTCATTGAGTGGAGTCTCCGAAGGGTGACTTTGCGAACCAGACCCGCTGCCCCTTCGTGCAGCCGGAGATGGCGAGGGCTTCGACAAGGGCACACGCGCCGCTGTCGAGGACCTCGAACGTGAAGTGATTGTTAGTGGTGCTCGTGACGAGCGTCAGATAGAACTGGGCTACGTCGACATCGGGATGATCGAGTAGCAAGGTTTGCCATGGGTTGAAGATGATCAGGTCGTTGGTTTGCGGTGTCACGGTCCTCCATTGTACACAGGTTGGGTTGGTTGTGAAGGGGTTAGTCGAGGGGCTCGGCCTCCCATCCGGTTTCGTCCTCGGTCTCGAGGAACTTCTCGGAGTCGGACTCGAGGTAGTTGCCGTTGGCATCGAGGCGCTGGATGCAGAAGTCGATGGCCTGCTGCGGGGACGTGGCCGCGACCGTGAACTCGGTGCGGTAGAGGAGGGTGGAGATGCAGGAGACGCGGTAGGTGGTGGTTGGTCCGAGTGGCAGAGGGTTGGTCATGGGTGAACCTCGCCGCAGGTGTCGCAGGTGTAGCCGTCGGGGTAGTCGTCGGTGTTGAAGACGGGGGTGACGGGCTCAAGGTTGGTGGTGAAGATGGCTTCGGGGATTGTGAAGGGGTGGGTTCCGTGGAAGTTGAACGGGGTGACGGCATTGGTGAGGGGTTTGCCCTCGCCGTCCGTCAAGAGGTGGATGATCTCTCCGTCTTCGAGGGCTGCGGCGGTGCAGGCAGGGCAGACGAGAGCGGAGTTGAAGCAGTAGCCGATGATGTAGGGGGATCGTCTAGTCATGGGTGATGGAGTCGAAGCAGGAGGGGCAGAGGCGGGAGATGAGAAGCTCCCGCCACTCGGGCTTGAGGTTGGGGAAGGCCCGCTGCATGAGCTGGCCTTCCTGAAGGGCCATGAGGCCGGCGAACCATTCGGCTTCGTGGATGTCGAACTGCACGGTGGTGCGGCAGTCGCAGCACTTGGTGGAGACCCGCACGAGGTCGATGTCGGTGGGGTGTGGTCGGAAGGTGAAGAGTTCTTTGATCATGGTGGGCTCCAAAGAGAAAGCCCCCTGCATCGAACCGCACGATGCAGGGGGCCGGAGACAACGGGGTTCAGGCGAGGCGGGCGACGGTCGCCGGGTTGTTGATGTGGAGGAACTCCTGCAGGTCGGGGGTGGGGGCGATCATGGTGATCTCCTCGACCAAGATCTTGGTGCGGAGGGTGTCGAGGACGTAGGAGTCCTCGCAGCCCGGCTCGATGACGACGTTGATGTTCCAGACCGAGAGGCCGGAGAGGATTTCCGGCAGGGTGGCGGTGGCCGGGTCGATGCCGATCATCTCGAGCATCTTCCAGTTGGTGGAGCGGGGGGCGTGGTTGAAGTCCCACTCCATGGCGGAGTAGGAGCGATCGCCGTGGGTGTGGATGGCGTCGATGCCGGCGTTACGCTCGCCGGAGAGTCGGGCGAAGAGGGCGGTGATGGTTTCGCTGCTGTGCATGGCTGTCTCCGGCATGGATGGGTTGGATTGGTTGGCCCGCTCCATGCAAGGACGGGCAACCAAAGGTGAAAGAGAAACCCCCTCCTCCCCTGGCGGTGGGGAGGAGGGGGCGTCAGGGGGAAAGGCTCAGATGCTGCCCGTGTCAGCGGGCACCCCATCGTAGGGGTCGAGCTCCGGCTCGTCGACGGTGGGGGTGGGGACGGTGGTCTCCGACCCCAAGCGACCGCTTGATAGGTCGAGGATGGCGAAGACCGATCCCGGGTTTCCGTTGGTCAGGAACCCCAGCAGGGCGGTCTGGGCGTCGGTGTACCATCGGAAGAGTCCGATGGTGTTGACCGAACGGTGTGAAGGCTCGAACTTGGTGGCATCGCCGGGGTTCGAGACGATGTGGACGAGGGCGTATTCGGGCTTGCGTTCCATTGTTGTCTCCGGCATGGATGATTGGGTTTGGTTGCCTGCTCCATGCAAGGACAGGAAACCAATGGTCAAAGAGAAAGCCCTCCTCCGTGGTTAGACGGAGGAGGGAGGGGAAGGTCTCATCGGAGGTCCATCCACTGCGCCTCGAGGAGCGCGAGGCGGCACGACTGCCTCACAGACTGGAGTCCGGCCCGCCATTGGGTCGGGTCGACGCTGGCGGGAAAGTTTCCCGCCTTGATCATCTGGTCCATGAGGAGCAGATCCGACTCCAATCCCGCGAGACCCCTTGGTCGGTCTCGCAGGGAGGACTGGAGGAGGCGATGGGCCTCCTCCCGAGCCATGCTGTAGGGGGACTTGGGAGTCCACATGCTGTCCATTGTTTGTTGTCTCCTGATTGTTGGATTGTGGGTGGTTGACGGGGGAACACCCCCCGGCACCACACCGGGACATAAAAAAACCCAGCAGGTACCGTAGTACCTGCTGGGTGATGGGGGTCATCGTCATCAGCGGAGGCTGTCGAAGATCTCGCTGAGATCGAGCTTCTTCGCCTTCGGCGCCCAACTCGCGATCAGAAGCACCTCGCGGGCGGATGCTCCGCCCTGCACGACGCCGACGATCCCTTCCGGGAGAACCGCCGCATAGGCCACGTGGTGGCCCTTGGGCGTGACGGTCCCCGGCTTGACGGGCTTGAGCGTCAGGGTAACCGTGCTGTTGCTGGACTTCTTCATGTGCTGTCTCCTATTTAGATCCGTCCCTCTCTCAGGGGAACAACCCCCAAGACAGGAACTCCCTCCCCCTCCGCAGTAGACAAACCCCCGCAAAACCCCGGCTTTCCCCGGGACTTTGCCGGCAATACCCACGCCCAGACCCCCCCTCCCACCCCCCTCCCCCCGCCGTCAGCCCCCCGGACAGCCTCCTGATCAGCGGCGG